ATCCAATAATGACTACTGAAATACAACAACCAGTAATGAATCGACAAGACATGAGAGATGTCAATACTCTTATGACTATAGTTGTATTAAATAATAGGCATGTCGAAAACAAATCAAAAAGATGCAGAAAATTGTAAAAACCCCTTGAAATTTTAAAAAAAGACCTTATAATAGGAGTATGGTGTTATAAATACCATTGTAATTGCTCAATAGAGGATTACATATATTAACTTGCTAAAATTTAGGAGAAACATATGACGCATTTAGATATATTTGGTCAATTCAGACCGTTCGCAATAGGATTTGACAGGTACTTCGAAGACCTCGAAAGATTGTCACATCACACACAAACTAATTATCCACCTTACAACATCGTAAAGGAAGATGATGAAAACTTTTGCATAGAACTTGCAGTTGCAGGTTTCAGCAAAGAGGACATTGAAATCTCTAGGGAGAAAAATGTTCTTATGATTGAAGGTAAAGTAGATGAAGATTCTAAGGACTTTGTTCATAAAGGACTTGCATCAAGGGCTTTCAAAAGAAGTTTTAATCTTGCAGACTTGGTTGAAGTCACAGGTGCCGACATGAAAGATGGTATTCTACATGTCAAACTGGTTAAAGTTATTCCTGAGGAAGACAAACCAGTAGTTATTGAGATTAGTTAGAAAACTACCTTTACAGATACACTCATTTGTAATATAATGGGTGTATCTTTTTATATTATGGAGATAGAATATGTTATCAGTAGGTGACAAATTCCCTGCCTTCTCACTACAGGGAATCAATGAAAACAATGAATTTGTGAGAGTCAATGTTGAAGAAAACTATACACCACTCAAACATGAATGGTCAGTGGTTTACTTCTATCCGAAAGATTTTACTTTTATCTGCCCAACAGAAATTGCTGGTATGGATATGTTAGTAGATGAATCGAATGTTATCGGTATCTCAGGTGATAATGAGTTCTGTAAATTAGCATGGAAACAAGACAATGAACTGATTGGTAATATCAGACATACACTTGCTGCTGATTGTGGACTTGGTCTATCATCTGCATTAGGTATTGTTAACGAAGAAGAGGGTGTTTCGTATCGTGCAACATTCATCTTTGATAAAAACAGAGTCATTCAACATGCCTCTATTAATGCACTAGATACAGGCAGAAATGCTCACGAAGTATTAAGAACACTACAAGCGTTAAAAGCAGGTGGTCTTACAGGTTGTGAGTGGAATCCTGGAGAAGAATTCGTTGCCTGAATTTAAATGTGATTTAGTCTTATCAGAGGAAGACGCTAAGTTCGCCTCTGATAAAATCACGGAGTATTACCAGAATTTTGGTAATATGGCAGACTATTTGAGAAAAATCAAACTAGAGAGGGTGGCAGAAATGCCGTCTCCTCTTTTTGGTTTTAATCTATCAGATGATTTCTTTTCAGACTTCAATATGCATCCAGAAGATATGAACTTTAGAGTTGGTGTTGCAGACCACGAAATCTTTCATAACTACTTAGAGATTATTACATCACATGCAATTGAGGCCTCAAATCCTGGTAGAAAACTAATTTTAATGGTCTATGAAACAAATACAAATAAGATTGTGGGTTTCATAAGACTAGGTTCACCAATGATGAACATTGCTCCTAGAAATAGGTATTTTGGTGAAGTGTTAGGTGCAGAAGCAATGCCTGTATTTAACAAACATGCAATTATGGGAATGATTATAGTTCCTACTCAACCATTTGGATTTAATTATCTTGGTGGTAAACTACTTGCATTGATGTGTTGTTCACATGAAGTTAAAAAGATTATAGATGAAAAGTACGATATGAATCTATGTCATTTTGAAACTACATCACTTTATGGTTCAACAAAAAGTATGTCTCAATATGATGGTCTAAAACCATTTATAAAAGGACATGGTTTGACTGATAGTAATTTTGCACCACTTATGAATGACAATTACTTTAAAGACTTAGAGAAATTCTTTGTAGAAAAGAATGGTGGTCCGATTGTTTGGGAAGGAGCATCAAGTAGAAAAATGAAAGTTCAATCTAAAATGATATCTATTATTAAGAAGTCTCTTAATGAAGATGATAAGAAGACCTTTACAGAAGTAGTAGATGATGCAAGAAGATTGAATGAAAGAAAAAGATTTTATGTATCTGATTTAGGTTATGAGAATTCTAAAGATGTTATATTGGGTAAAACTGATACACTGATAAAGAAATCCAACCATGATAGATACTCAATAAATAATTTAACAGAATGGTGGAGAAAGAAAGCATCTAATAGATACATGACTCTACTTTCTGATGGTAGACTTCGAGATACCCTTGAAGTATGGAATGAGAACCCCAATGACATCGACATTATTCGGTAAAACATTTAGAGTAGTAGAGAACCCTCACGAACAGGACGCTGCTATCGAATTGATAGAAGGCGAATTTAAAGGTCTTGTCTATCAGTATGGTAAAGTAGGATTCGAAGACGGAAAACCAAATATAAACTTTGAAAGAACGATTAGAAGGTTGCCAGATAGTGGAGAAGAACTTGATAATCTACTAAATAATAACGACCTAAATAATCTTATGGGAAACATTCTTGTAGAGATTATGCAAGAACAAATACAGAAAGAGGAAGGAAATGATAATACAATATCCGATACAGATACCTGATGGTGAAACAATATATGTTCAAGGTAATTTTGCTGAAGCAGGTACTGATGAATGGTTTACTGAAAGAGACCGATTACAGGAATTATATAGAGCATCTGTAGAAAATGAAGAAGTTGTAATGGGTTCAGGTGGACCTATTGAAGTAATTACCCCAGCACAACCAATAGATTGGGCTCTAAAAGGAGACGAAGATGAATAGAGAAAAATTAATGCAAGAGATTAAGAGACATGAAGGAGAAGTCCTTGAAGTCTATGAAGACTCACTAGGTTATTTAACCTTTGGTGTTGGGCACTTAATTAAAGATAGTGATGATGAACATGGTCAACCTGTTGGCACACCAGTCTCACAACAAAGAGTAGATGAGGTCTATGACTATGACTTTGATAAACATTTAGATGAAACTATTCATTTATTTGAATCAAAGGGTGGTGAAGACTTCTATGCATTACCAGAAAACATACAACATGTATTAGTTAACATGACATTCAACTTAGGTGGAACAAGATTCAGTAAGTTCAATAACATGTGGAAAGGTGTTGTTGCTTGTGATTGGGAGAAAGTTGCAGTTGAAATGGAAGACAGTCGTTGGTTCAAACAAGTTGGAAGACGAAGTGTTGAATTACAGGAGATGGTAAGAAGTGCGTAATATAAGAGACGAAGTTAAGTGCCTGAGATTAGATACAGGAGAAATCTTAATTGGTTTCTTTAAAAATTTATGGTGGAAAGGCAAGTATGAAATAAGAGATTGTCAACAGTGTCTAGTATCTTTAGAAGATAATAGAATGGAAGTTCAACTTGCACCCTATGTACCTTTTGCAAAAGAGTATGTTTTTCAAATTAGACATGATAAAGTTCAATCAGTATTTGATGCAAAACCTCAACTAGAACAGAACTATAAAGTTGAGACAGGAAATCAAATAAGAGGTCAGAGAGGTAATAAGTAATGGATTTAGTACAGGCATTAATGAGTCAGTATCAAGGTGAAATGGATATGGCAATGGCAAACATTGAAGTATACAGAAATAATCCTGCAGGTATTGGTGAACATCCAGATATTGCACAAGCACTTGACACTCAAATTGAGAAATATGCAACAGCAAAAGAAAAGTATGACGCATGTTTCAATTTACTTAACGATAGAGAACAAACCACATTGACAGAATAGAACTACTGTAGTATACTTACAGTATGGATTTCTATACAAATGTATGTCGTACTCGTGATAAAATTCTAGTCACAGGTTATCAAGGCAATAAAAAAGTAAAAATGAAGGTCGATTATCGACCTAAACATTTTGTTCCCTCCAGAAAAGGTGATACACCTTACAAATCATTAGACGGTAGACCACTTGAAGTTGTTGAACTCAACTCAATGGGTGGTGCCAGAAAGTTCAGAGAGAAATATCATCAGACCGCAGGTATGGAAATACACGGTTATGATAGATATGTTTACACTTATATTTCAGATAAGTTTCCTTCAGACTTTGAATATGATACAAAGAAAGTAAAGATTGCAACACTTGATATTGAGTGTGAATGTGAAGATGGTTTTCCAGAACCAATGATTGCAGGTGAGAAAGTCAATGCAATTGCAATCAAACCTTTCGGTCATAATACACATGTCTTCGGTCTAGGTCCTTGGGACGAAAAACCTGCCAATTGTGTTTACTATAATTGTGTAGATGAGGCACAACTTCTAACAGAGTTTATTAAGTTCTGGAGAAAGTCGTCTTTTGATATCATCACAGGTTGGAATGTAGACTCATTCGATATCACATATCTCTGTAATAGAATAGATAAAGTATTCGGTGAAGGAGAACACAAGAAGTTATCTCCTTGGCAAATGTCAGATGTCAGAGAATACATGTCCAACTTTGGTCAGAAACAACAAACATTTAATCTATATGGTATCAGTGTTGTTGATTACTTAGACTTGTATCGTAAACATACACCACAAACACAAGAGTCATACAAACTAGAACATATCTCCCAAGTCGAACTTGGTACAGGTAAACTTGACTATTCAGAGTATGGTAATCTACACACACTTTACAAACAAGACTACTCAAAGTTTCTTGCATATAATGTTAAAGATGCCGTTCTTGTTGAAGAACTAGAAGAGAAACTTGGATTCTTAGAACTTACAATTGTCATGGCATATTCTGCCAAGTGTAATTACAATGACACTTTCGGCATGGTTAAGTATTGGGAAACAATCATCTATAACCATCTGAAGAAACAAGGTATTCAAACACCACCTCAGGCATTAAGACGAGACGGAAAGAATCATCGTATTGAAGGTGCATATGTTAAAGAACCTATTGTTGGTGGTCATAATTGGGTAATGTCATTTGACTTGAACTCACTCTATCCTCATCTAATCATGCAGTTCAATATTTCACCTGAAAAGATGGTAAAGGGTGGTCTTATGGACACTAAGATTGCAGGCATGTTAGATAAGAAGATTGACTTGTCTGAATTAAAGAAACAAAATCTAACAGTGACTCCAAATGGTGTCAAGTTCAAAAGAGATAAACAAGGTTTTCTTCCTGAACTCATGGAAACATTATACGATGAGAGAAAAGAATACAAACAGAAGATGATTGGTTATCAAAAAGAACTACAAGTATGTGATGATAAGATAGAAAGAAAAAGACTCGAAGTTAAAATCAAAAGGGCATACAACAATCAACAGGTCAGAAAGATTTCATTGAACAGTGCATATGGTGTTCTTGCAAATCAGTGGTTTGCTTTCTTTGACCCACAACTTGCAGAGTCGGTTACTACTGCAGGTCAATTAGTAATCAAATGGTCAGAGAAGACTGCAAATGATTATCTAAACAAAGTTCTAAAGACAAACAAAGATTACATTGTTGCAATGGATACTGATTCAATCTATATCACACTTGATGATTTAGTAAATCAAATCTTCACACCAGAACAACAAAAAGATAAGAGTAAAGTTGTTGACTTCTTATGTAAGATTGAAGTTGAAATTGAGAAGGCATTAAGAGAGGGTTTTGAAGACCTTAAAGATTACACAAATTCATTTCAACAGAAAATGGAAATGGGTCGTGAAGTAATTGCAGATAGAGGTATCTGGACTGCAAAGAAAAGATATATTCTAAATGTATATGATAATGAGGGTGTAAGACTTAGAGAACCTAAACTAAAAATGATGGGAATTGAAACTGCAAAGTCTTCAACTCCACAATGGGTCAGAAAGAAACTTACTGAAGCATTGACTATTGTAATGACAAAGACTGAACAAGAGTTGTGGGACTTTGTTGAGACAACAAGAAAAGAATTCAGAAATCTACCTGTAGAAGAGATTGCATCACCAAGAGGGTGTAATAATATCAATCAATACAAAGATAACTCAAACATCTACTCAAAGGGTACACCCATACATGTCCGAGGTGCCTTACTTTACAATCACCACTTAGAGAAACTAAACTTAGATAAAAGATATGAATTGATAAAGAACGGAGATAAACTCCACTTTACATATCTTACAACACCAAACCCAATAAAAGAGAATGTTATCTCATTCTTATCGGTTCTGCCTCGTGAGTTTGACATACAGAAGTATGTTGATTATGACTTACAGTTTGATAAGGCATTCATTGAACCACTCAAAGGTATTATCAATCTTATTGACTGGAATGTAGAACCAGTTGCAAGTCTTGATAGTTTCTTTGGATAAATATAAACATGGCGTATAGTAAAAAAGTAGTCGATAGATTCGAAGATGTTCTGAACAATCCAGAAGCACATTCAGTCGGTAGATTCGACCCAAAAGACCCAATGGTTGCAACAGGCATGACAGGTGCACCTGCATGTGGTGATGTTATGAAATTGCAACTCAAACTAGATGATAACGAGAAGATAATCGATGTCAAATTCAAAACATACGGATGCGGAAGTGCTATTGCATCAAGTTCGTTGTTCGTTGACCTACTTACAGGCAAAACGATTGACGAAGCAAAACAAATTAAAGATAAAGAGATTGCAGAAATCCTTGAATTACCTGCAATCAAATTACACTGTTCAGTCCTTGCAGAAGACTCCATCAAAAAAGCAATAGAAGATTGGGAAGAGAAAACTTCACATCGAAAACATAATTATCCTAAATAGTTCTATGAAAAATACTTATGAATACAATGTGACTATTGCAAAAGTTGTTGACGGTGATACAGTAGATGTAGACATCGACCTCGGTTTCGGAATGGTTTATAAAAAACAGAGAGTAAGGATGTTAGGCATCGATACTCCTGAATCCAGAACAAGAGACTTAGTTGAAAAGAAATTCGGTAAGGCATCTAAGAAACATCTAAAGAAATTATTAGAAGAAGCAGAGTCAATCACTTTAATCTCACATGATAAAGGTAAATTCGGAAGAATACTTGGTGAAATATTTGTTCATGAAGAAGGCACTAAAGTCAATGTAAACGAACAAATGATTACAGACCATCATGCAGTACCATATACAGGTGAGAACAAAGACTTAGTAGAAGAACAACACATGGCAAACAGAGAAGTATTACTTGCCAATGCAACAGTTGTTTTAGACTAATGGAATACAGTTCTATCGACCTACTTTACATGTTTTTGATAGGTGGGTTATATGCTGGATTTATATACATGGAAATTCAGATATCCCAAATCAAAACGATGATGGAAGAACATGTCAAATGTGATGAGTCTATCAAAGATTTATCTAAAAAATACCACCAAAAAGAAATATAAAAACCCCTTTACAAATCTCATAGATACCTCTATAATAGAGTTATGATTAAAAACATTATGAGAGGTGTATAATTATGAGTTTTTTGAAAGACTTAATCAAATCAACAGGCAATGAATACGCAGGTATTGTTGCTGACGGAGTTCAAGCAGGAGATGTAGACTCGTTTGTAGATACAGGCAGTTATATCTTTAATGCACTCCTTTCTGGTTCACTACACGGTGGACTACCCAAAAACAAAATTACTGCAATTGCTGGTGAGTCAGCAACAGGTAAAACTTTCTTTGCATTAGGAATGGTCAAACAATTCCTTGCAGATAATCCTGACGCTGCAGTAATCTACTTTGAATCTGAATCTGCAATCACAAAAGAAATGATTGAAGAAAGAGGTATAGATTCAAAGAGAATCGTTATTGTACCAGTTGTGACTGTTCAACAGTTCAGAACTCAATCAATAAGTATCTTAGACAAATATCTGGAATCAGATGAGTCAGAACGACCACCTATGATGTTTGTATTAGATTCACTTGGTATGTTATCAACTACTAAAGAAATCGAAGATACAGCAGAGGGCAAAGAGACAAAAGATATGACTCGTGCCCAAATTGTAAAAGGTGCATTCAGAGTGTTAACTTTAAAACTCGGTAG